AAGAGTTGGAAATTAATGATGCCATATTAAATCAGGCAGAAGTAGATGCGCCATTTAGTGGGTATGAAACTCAACAATTCTTTACGTTAGCTGTTGATAAAAATACTGGGGATACCATCATTCAAACCCCAGATAATTTACCAATAGATCCCAATACACCAGTTACTAATCATCGACCATTACGATCTGGATATACTGGATATTTGTTAGGCGATGGCATTCCAGTAAATGGATTTGATTTTGGTACTGGAGTTCAATTTCCAGATAATCCACTAAATGATGACTTTTTCTTACGGGTAGATTTTTTACCCAATAGATTGTTTAGATTTAATGGTAATAGTTGGTTGCGTGTCGAAGATAAAGTAAGAATGACTATGACAAATAATGATAGCAGACAAACTTTGAAAACAAGTTTTATCAATAATCTTTCATACACTTATAATACTCCAGTTGGTACTGATATCGTAAAATTAGAAATGGGTGATACCGAAGTTTTCACAAATATAAATTTTCAGACTGCATTATATGTTGTTATATCTTCAAATACAGTCAAATTAGAGTATGCATTTACTGATTTTCCTGATTTGTTTGATTCTTACACAGTCAATAACTCTGATAAATTAAAGATACTATTACCAATAATAGATAATACAATTCAAGAAATACCTTTTGATGGTGCTTGGAATGTTACGTTGTATAACTATAGAGAAGAACAGCGCCAAAGTTTATCAAAGGCGTTGCGTCCAGATGCCAACTTTTAAGGAGAGTAATCTTGCAATTTTTTTATGATTCACAAATAAGACGATATATAACGCAGACAATTCGTGTCTTTAGTAATTTCGTAGTCAAATACAGTGATGGTTCATTGCACCGCGTTCCAGTTTTATATGGTGATGCTGACCGCCAAGTCGCAAATATTATGCGTCAAAATTCTGAGAATGCAGTAAACTCAGTCCCAAGAATTAGTATATATGTCACAGAATTAAAAATGGATCGAGATAGAATGGCAGATGCCACTTATGTTGGTAAAGTTCATATAAGAGAGCGAGATGAATTTGCTGATGCTTATCAAACTTCACAAGGTAGAACATATACGGTTGAAAGATTGATGCCAACCCCGTTCAGTTTAAAAATGAAAATAGATATATGGGCATCAAGCACTGATCAAAAATTGCAAATTTTAGAACAAATATTAGTATTTTTCAACCCTAGCATGGAATTGCAAACATCTGATAATTTTATCGATTGGACTAGTTTAACAGTATTAAATTTAGATGATATTACATGGACTAGTAGAACGGTCCCAACCGGAACTAATTTAACTATTGATGTTGCTACAATCACTGTTGATACACCAATATGGATAAGTCCACCAGTCAAAGTAAAACAGTTAGGTGTTATCACTAATATAATTGCAAATATTCATAAATCAAGCGATGCAAGTCCATATGGATACATTGATGGGTTAGGGGTAGACACTACTGGACCAACTATTACTATGTCAGATATTATTACTAATAAACATATCACTATTTCAGAATATAATATTGCAGTTTACGGTAATAATGTTACATTACTCGATGAATACACTAATACTGTTCCACCAGAACCTTTTGGTTTACCAGATAATATTCCTAATCCAGTTAGTTGGGTTAAAATTTTGGATGGTTATAATGGCACTTTTACGCCAGGAGTTAGTAGAATTTATTTACGTCAACCAGATGGATCAGAAATAGTCGGGACGGTTTCAATCGATGATATTACTCCATCCATATTATTGGTAGAATGGGACCAAGATACATTGAACACAAATACTGGGATTGATAGCCAAGGTATTTTTGATTACAATCCTGGTTATAATTCAGGCGGAAATAGATCTACTAGCCCAGGAACTTTTGATGCAATTGTAAATCCATTGTCATTTAATCCAAAACGACCAAATAATGAATCAGAAGATCAATCAATTATCATAGGTACTCGGTATTTAATAATTGAAGATATTGGTCACCAAATCAATACCGACGGTCCTGATGGTTGGAAGTCTTTTTATAATGTAGATTTCGTTGCATTAGCTAATGATATAATTGAATGGGATGGGAACGAATGGCGTGTTATTTTTAATTCAACAAAAGAAACTGAATCAATGATATGGCAAACGAATATATACACAGGTATACAATATTTATGGAATGGTGTATCTTGGAGTAAAAGCTTCGACGGCACGTATAGGTCAGGTTCATGGAAACTAATATTATAAAAGACAAAATAGTATGCAGTGGCGCACTGTTTTACGCAAAATCAACCCACAGATTTCTACTAATTCAGAAAGCAACTGGTAAGCATCAAGGATCGTGGGGATTAGTTGGAGGAACTAATTTAATCGGTGAAAATCCTTGGCAAGGATTGCAAAGAGAAGTAATAGAAGAAATTGGATGTTTTCCAGATGTATTAAAAACTATACCATTGGAGACTTTTGTTTCAAATGACAAAGTATTTAATTTTCATACTTATTTATGCGTGGTCGAGAATGAATTTATCCCACTACTCAGTTCAGAGCATATAGCATGGGCATGGTGTTCGATAGATTACGCACCAAAACCATTGCATCAAGGTTTAAAGAATAGTTTCTCTAATAAAATTATGAGAACTAAACTTCAAACCATTTTTGATATAATAGATTTAATTTAATAGTTGGTTTGACGAACTAATTGGATATTGTTTTTTCAGAAAATCCAAATTAGTTCGCGAATCATTCGGTTCATACCATCCATTACCAGTATGAATATCAAGAACAGACTTGAAAAATTCTTCATACATGACAGCTACTCTATCAAGTGAAAAATTATTGATTGCCCATTCTCTACAATCATATGGACTTATTTTATCAATATTTTTCGCAGCCCATGTGAAATGTTCAAATGTTTTGCATCTATAACCAGTAACTCCATGAATGTTATTCTCAGTGAATGCACCCCAATCAGTTGTAATGGTTGGTGTACCAGATAACAAGCATTCAATTTGTACTCCACCAAATGGTTCATTATACATACTTGCGACAAATGCACCTTTTGCTTTAGACATCAATTTTCTGCGAGTTTCAACATCGGCATATCCGATAACTTCAACATGTGATGGGATCTCTGTATAACCGCAATCTTGTAAAGAATTTTGTCCTGCCACTAATAATTTAGCACCGATTGCTTCAGTAACTTGGATGGCAACGTGTATGCCTTTACCCTCATATACCCTTCCCAAAAATAAGAAATAATCATCTTTTTCTGCTGAAAAAGTGAAATCATCCGGGTCGAAATAATTGGGAATTACAGTATCATACCAGCCTTGTTTGCATGTTCCCACGGATTCTAATCCATAGTATGCATGGTATATTGCATATGATTCAAATATTTTGTATCGTGCCCAGTGACCACCTGCATATCCAATACCAGGTTCAACGCAAATTAGATCTTGGTGTGCATCACAAATTGGGCGTGTGCCTGATCCCCAGAAAGGAAGAATAATATCTAATGGCTGTTTTCTAGTTTCAATTTCACGAATTGCATTTTTATAGAATGTTTGATATGCATGATCACCAGTATCAAACTTAAAAAAATGTTTACGCCAATCGTGATCACCATACGAAATTTTCCAATCTTCGGTTGATAGTACATTAACATGTTCTGTACACTCTAAATCAGATTCTTCATGCCCATAATGAATAACAGTGTGTCCTCTTTCTATCATCATTTTACTAAATTTTACTACTTTTTGGGTGTACGCACATGCGACGTACTCTTTACTTGACACTGTATGTGGCAAGCCTAATATATGAAATCTCATTTTATCTCCATTTTGGACCGTCAAACCAACAGGCTAAACTATACCGTATGCCGCTGGTTACTTGAGTTGCTTGATGTAATATAAAGGACGGAAAGAATACGACAGAACCTTGGTTTCTTATATCATCTGGACTTGGATGAGCACCAACGTCGATAAATTCTAGATTACCACCATGATATTCAGATGGGTCTGACAGTTGCACAACTGCCGTTATTTTTCTATGATATTCTGGATCATTATTTAACCAAAATACATCATGATGTTTTTTATATTCACCCAAATATGAAGAATCATATTCAGCTAATTGAATATAATCCATCTTTGATATGTGTACTTTAAACCATTGATCGTTAGCTTCAACTGCCATTTTCCACATTGCATCGAATAGGAATGCAAAATCAGGGTTTGTTTTTTGTATAAAACGAACTTTAGATCTTCGCCAATTATTATCAACGTGACCGTTATTCAACCCAATGATTGCATCTTGTACAGGTAATTGTAACCCAAGTTCTAATATTTTAGCACACGTTTCTCGATCAAAATATCGATTATAATAACACCATTCACCTTTCATCGTTCATCCTTTATAAAATGCATTATACCTGATATCAGGTATAATGTCAACTATTTATTTCTCAAAAAATGACTTGATAAAATTTATTTGTGCTTGACGTTCTTTAACTGCTTGCAACAAGAGTGGTATTATTTTTTCGTATTGAACGGTTAGATAATTCTCACCGGATTTGCTTCTTTCATATGGATCCATATCAAAAGGAGCTATTGAAATAACTTCTGGTAATACTTGGTGCACTTCTTGTGCAATAACTCCAACTTGGGACTTATAATCTTTATAACCGAAATTTTCCGCAAATTTATTTTGAGTAAATTTAACACCACGAATGGCATCGACCATCTCCAACGCATTTTCTATTTCAATAATGTTTTCTTTCAAACGTATATCAGAATATCCATAATAACCCGTAATATCATCAGTTGCCACAATGGTTCCACCTGTTGCCAATGGTGCTCTACCAACACCCAACGCATATAATTGTGGCGTATCAGTCGTCGATAATGGCCCAGATGCACCAGTGGATCCGGTAGATCCGGTAGATCCTTTAGGCCCAGATGCACCAGTGGATCCGGTAGATCCTTTAGGCCCAGATGCACCAGTGGATCCGGTAGGCCCAGATGCACCAGTGGATCCGGTAGATCCGGTAGGCCCAGTTGGGCCTAAACCAGGATATTGCATACCCGGGTCACCCGTAGGTCCCTTTTGTCCTTGTGATGCTAATGTAGTCGATTGGACTCCGACTAATCCTATTGATCCTTTTCCTCCAGTTGAACCTTGTATTCCTGAGTATCCAGTAAATCCAGTAATTCCCAATGGTCCAGTCGATCCAGTTGCACCAGACGCACCTTGAGTACCAACTTGAATTACACCCGATGCACCTTGCCCACCTGTTAAGCCATCTACACCCGATTCCCCTTGAATCCCGACTGATTCTGGACCTGTTGCGCCTGGTAATCCTTCCGGTGATGATGCCCCACGAACACCAGTGGCACCAGGTGGACCAGGCAAACCCTCTCCACCAGGTCCAGATAGCCCGGTCAGACCTTGATCCCCGATATATCCAGAACCACCAGTTATTCCAATACCAGATGACCCGGCTGATCCAATTGGGCCTTGTGGCCCAGTAGCGCCGTTAAATATGGAGTTAATTTCACCTTGTGTACCTTGTGGTCCAGATGCACCAGTGGATCCTGTTGACCCTCTGTATCCTGAACTACCAGCAGACGAATATGGTGAACCAGATGCACCGTCTTGACCGATAATCCCGTCCTCGCCAATGTAACCAGTCGGCCCAGATGCACCAAGCCCACCGGCGCCAGATGCACCCATTCCCAAATCCCCCGGTAATCCGGTAGCACCAATTACACCTATAACACCAGTTGCGCCGATTCCTGGGCGACCAGTTGAACCTATAATACCTTGCTCACCAATTACTCCAGTAGCACCTTTAACCATTGGGCCAGTTGCGCCAGGTATACCAATTACTCCAGTTGCACCCGTTGCACCAGCTACATTTGTTACCCCAATTGCATCGTTTGCAGTTCCTGTTGGTCCCTGAATTCCAGCAAGCCCTTGCATTCCATCCGGGCCAGTTGTCCCAATATTATAGCCTCCAGAGGCACCCAGTATTCCATACACCCCGGTAGCACCAGGGATTCCGGTCACACCAGTTGCTCCGATGTATCCATCACCCGAGATACCAGGTAATCCAGTTGCACCTTTGTATCCAGTAGATCCAATCTCACCGGTAATTTGAAATCCAGTAGCACCAATCACCCCGGTAACACCCGTTGCACCAGATGCTCCTTGTACATTAGTGGTTTCAACCAATCCTTTTGGTCCTGTTGATCCGCTTGGTCCCGTTGCACCAGATGCTCCCCGTGGGCCCGATGCTCCACGAGTAGGTCTACCATAAAACCCTGCTAATCCAGTTGGCCCAACTACGCCGGTTGTTCCTTTAAAACCAGTCGTCCCAATAGCTGATTGTCCAATTACCCCAATATAGCCAGTTGGCCCAGGTGTTCCTATTTTACCAAGGTAACCGGTTGAGCCGGTTGCGCCTGACGCACCAGTTGTTCCAGTGGGACCCAATGGTCCCCCAGATGATATACCAAGTGGCCCCATATTCCCGGTTGAACCAACCGCTCCTTGTGGGCCGGTAGAACCTCGTGGGCCGGTAGATCCAATATACGGAGAGCGATTACCCACCCAATTACCATTCTCATCAATGACAGTGGTGTTACCAACCGTTAATCCATGTTCAATACCAAAATTTTTATTTTCTGTCATGTTTGTTCACAAAATCAAGTAGTATATTTATTTCAGCATTTTGTTCTTTAATAGCTTGAATTAGCAATGGCACTAATTTTTCATACTGAACAGTTAAATAATTATCACCGGTTATACTGTTTCCATAATAATCCATGTCAAATGGTGCTAATGATACAGCTTCCGGTAATACTTTTTGTATTTCTTGTGCTATAAC